TTTAGCACCGGAAACAGAACCACCGGTAGAAGTGTCGGTCAGGCCAGAAACCAGAGCCTTGCCAGCAGCGCCACGGGGGAGCAGGTTGGATACATACACGGTGAAGCGGTCGAGCATACCGATCTTGCCAGAACGGATGGTGCTTTCAGCATCGCCACTGAAGTATGCCTGGGCAATGTTCGATTGCATCAACAGATGACGATCATACGGGGAGATGATCAGCCAGCGGCCGGTCTCAGGTACGTTCTGCTCATCCAGAACCGAAGACATACGCAGGATAGCGTTCAGCACGTTCTCGGGAGTAGCCTGATCAACCGGAGTTGTGTCAGTACCGAGGTTGTAAGCAGCCGAAATCGCACCAGCGGTAGCACCTTCGTTAGCAGCAGCAGGGCCTTCGGTCACGAACGAATTGAAGAACACTTCGTTTTCGATGGCGATTTTCAGCTGTTTGGCTGCGTCATCGGTGAAGATGTTCATCAGGTCGAGGTCGGACTGATAACCCAGAACGTCAGAAACCTGCACACCGAAATACTTACCCTTGTTGACTTGCAGGTCAGTATAGATCGGGGTGGGGATTTCATATGCGAGGTTGTTGCCAACTTCGTAGTCAGAAATGCTGATCGAAGGAGCCAGACGGATACGAACGGTATCGCCTTGGTTCTTCAGTTCACCTTCCCAAGTCGTGTTAGCGATCTCGGAAAGCATTGTGTTCTGGTAAAACTTGGCATTTAGCTTGCCAGACCAGAGGGTAGGAATAAACGCGCCCGAGTAGCTCGGGTTCGTGTTGTACGGTGCTTGCACCGGAAAAACAGCAGCCATGATGGCCTCCTTATAAAAAATAAAAGATCAAAGTTGGTTCGATCTGGCTGCCTTTAGGAGTTACGCAGTTACGCGACCTTCCATATATGCAGCGTCGATCTCGGCTTCAAGTTTTTTCGCCTCATCGAACTTCTGCGCTACATTCAGGCTGGTAATCTTCTGGAACATCTTTTCCACGTCTTTCGTTGTGTAAGTACGTCCCTTCTGGCTTACCGGCGTCTGTGACGCAGCAGAACGGGTTGGCTGGACTTGACGCTGGACTTCGGTTTGCTTGGCTTCATTAGCAACGGGTTCAGACGTGGCTTCCCTAAACAACTTAACGTAATGAGCTACCCCTTCTGCGTCTCCGCTATTAAACGCTTGTTGTGCAACGGCGCGTCGGGGGGCTCGAATAAGAGGGTCATACTCATCCAACCAAGCAACCCACTTAGGATCAGCATTAATTTGAGCAAAATCCGGCACCAAACGATGTAGACGCTGCTCAAATGTTACTTCTCCGATCTGGGAACCAGTCTGCTGGATCTGTTTTACCAGCTCAGCATTCTTGGCTCTTAAATCTTCAATCTCTGCCTTAAACTCCATTGCGACTTCTCGCGCAACCTTGCGCTGAACTTCAATCAGATCAGCACCGAACGCCTCAACATCAGCATCCGTAACGAGTTTTTCGCGCTTAACTTCTTCAGTTTTAGTCGGTTTGGCTTCAGCATCTTGGCGTAACTTATCCACATATGCTTGCAGTTCCTTTACCTGGGCATGGAGCCTAGGTACTTCAGCGTCATACATACCCTGTAGAGTCTTGTACTTCTGCTGCCAAACTTTGTCTTCCGAATTGTCTTGCGATACTGGCTCGCTTGGCTTTGCCTCGGGTTTAGCTTCTGGAATTTCAGGTTGCTGCTCTGCTTCCGCCTTTGGGGGCTCCTCCTTCGGGGGTTCTTCCGGTGGTGCGGTTAGCTGCTTTTCAAGTGCTTCAAGTTCCTTTAACTGCTGTTCTACCTGCTTAGGCAAGCCCATTTACATCTCCTTTGTAAGCTCCAACTCTGCCTTTCAGCTCCTATAACGGTGTGCCTCAGACATAATGGTTTGCTACTAACAAATACGACTATTTACCTAGTCGCTCCAAAACCGAAGACGATTCTTCAATCGCCTTCAGAAAATCTCTCAAAACCTCTGCCCGTCCTTGAAGCCGATGTATGCGCACAGGCTCATCTGCCTCGACAAGAGCGGTTTTGACTTCTTCTAACTTAACCTTAAAGAGCGAAATAAGGGCTTCGTTTTCCGGCTGTCTGCACTTATTCAGCGCATGAACATGTTTTGCTTCGGGACGAGCCCCTAAAAATATACTCATAAATTACGACAAAAATTCTAACTTGTAAAGAGTTGAGTCCATCAATGCAACAATCTCATCAAGAATGTTTTGCAGTTCACTCTCTTGCACCATCATCATGCGGTTGTCGTCGATATAACGGCGCAAAGTTTTCAACATCATTACAGCGTCTGCTTCTTGCTTAAACGGCACTTCGGGGAAGTTAATCAACCCATGACGGCCTTGGTAGGCTTCGGCCAAAGAATCAATCAGATCCACAATTTCATCGTAAAACTTACCAAGAGCCTTGTGCGCCGAATAACTGCGGGTCTTCAAGTGCATCATGTGCGCGTTAGTACGAGCGTGCATAAGCTCCATCATCAAAGCGCCGCAAGAGGGGGTAGCCGATATACCTTTCATTTTCATACTCCGTTAGGTCTTGGGGAAATAAAGTTAGTCTCTCTTCCGCCAACTTGAGAGCCATCCGGAAGAATATTGGCCGACTGAGGAGCAGGCGGTGTGCCTTGCCCTTGTCCTTGCGGAGCCATTTGACCGGCCATAGCCATTATTTCTTGCTGAAGCTGATCAATGATCGCTTGCTGCTGCTGGATTGTGTTCAGTGTCGGAGCATCAGGAACAATGTCATCCACGTTCGAGTTCAGCGTCCGAGCCGCGTCGCGCAAGAGTTCTGCCGCGCCGTTTATACCAACGATCTGCTGAGCCACTGGATTAGTCAATACCAGCTGGAGGAACTCGTTACGGCGTACTGCTTCGGCTTCCTTAATAACCAACGATTGAGCGCCCTTGGCTACGATGTTTACATCCCCGATGAGGTCAGGGTCAGTGCTGTAGCGCAGATTATCTTGGTACAAACGCTCGATGATGGGGATCAGGATGTTCTGGTCGATGTTGCTAATGACCTGTTTGATGCCCTTACCGGCGTTAGAAATCAGCATCGACAACCCGGACGAGGTCCGGCCAGCGCCAGCTTCGTGTTCACCAGTCATGTAACGGGGGATCATCGTGTCTTCGTCTGCACGCTGGGAGAACTTCTCAAACACGCTCATTAACTCAGCCGCGTTGCTGTTTGGCTGGAAGAATGTAATCGGAGCCGACCCATCGTTGTACTCGGAAGCCTGGAACTGCCAAATCTTCCATGGGTGCATCTGCGTAATATCCTCCCCAGATGGGAGGCGCGAGACGTTTACCCCAACCTGCGGACCCGACGAGATGCCCATGTTGTTAGCCAGAGCTCGGGCTGCACCGTTGACCATATCCTGAGAGTCGCGGCAGAGATCCGCCACGCCTTTGCCGTCAACAGAACCCGGCAGGTTTTCGTACGAAGTCAGGTAGTAGGGTTTGCGACCAAGCGGATCGTAGTTCAGAACCGCACGAATGACTGTGTTACCAATTAACCACACTTCGCACGGGTAGGACATCTGGGGATCAGGAATTTCCTTCGGGTCCATACCCCAGTCAAGCAGAGTCTGCCCTTGGACGTTGTCCCAGAGCTGTAGTGCGTCGCACAAGTCGTCCGTGTAGAGCGCGTAAGTCAGGTTTTTGCCCTCGGCCGTGGCCTTGGCGGAGTCCGTCCAGAGCCATTCTTTGAGGTTGCCCAGCGAAAACTCATCCAAAACCGTCCGGATGGCCGCTTCGCTGTAGCCTTCTACCCCGATTAAGGACTCAAGATCGTCCCGAGTCATCTTATGACGCTCGATTATGTACCCGTCGCCCAGGTTCCAAGACCACGGAGCCCAGTAAATCATGAACGGATCAACCCGTTCCCACTCGTTACGGATCTCATCTATGGGGGTCAGAGCACCATTTACCCACTTTAGAGTCTTACGGCGCCGCTTAACCGGCCCTTTCATCACTGCATACGGGAACGTAACGATATCGTCCAAAAACTCGTTAAACGCCTTGTGGAAACCGCCTTCGATCAGCTGGTCTTCCATCTTCTGCTCCATGCGGTCGATGCGCTTATTCGCCTCGTCCTTCATCTGCCGCATGGCTTGGTCTTTCATCTGGGCTGCGATCTGGGCCAACTGCGTCTCATCCATCGCCTGCCCTTGGGCATACACACTCATCAGCTGGGTCGCCATCTGAGCCTTCAGCTCTTCCAGGATGTTGGGAGGCAGTTCAGGTACAGGCGTGGCTTCAAGGCTCCAAGGGCGGTCAGCCCCCATACCAAGCAGCGTATCGCGCAGCCAACTTGTTGCAGCGCGGCATTTAACCGAGGTCAGCTGGACAAAAATCTCAGAACCACCCTGGGCTTGGATCTCGGCTAGCTTTTCTGGATCGTACTCCCCATCACGCTGGCGCAGGCACTGGAGCATCCGCTCCTCAAGTTCTCGTTTGGCAAGTCGTGCGTGGTCCCAACGCTTCTTAACATGGCTGGCTAACCCCTGAATAACGGGTTGTGACTGCTGCTCCTGGGAGCGACGTTTGGCCTCGGCTTCAAGATCCGAAGCACGAGCAACAGGAATTAGCGCAAGTCCATTAGCCATAATTGTTCCTATATATCACGGTTTTGTATGTTGTCAAGTATACACATACGCCACTTTTTTAATTTCTCTTCGCCCCCCACCCCACGCGTTCGATCCGAAGGTCTCACCCCCGTCAGCGTGCAAGCACACATACTGCAAGGCATCTGATATGTCTGACCAAGGGTGACTTTTCTCTGGACTCTCATCCCGTTCACCTTTGGTGTTGATTTTGTACCGGTATCGACCAGCCAACGCCTGAATCAGTGGGTGCGCCCCGTCGGGGCAGAGCAAAATACCTGCTTTCCCATCCACCGTCCGCGTTAGGAACTTATCAACCGCTGCAATACGCGCAGTGATCGCGTTCGTTTTCGCTGCCTTTACCGGAAATCCTTCGGCTTTGTATATATCTGCGACTGTGCGTTCATCTGTCTGAGCTCGTTGAAACGCTGCCGGGTCGATGATGATTGTAGCCTTATATCCTGGAAATTTGTTCGCCAGTAGTGGTTTTAATTTCTCTCGCACGAACCGCAGTGCACCCATGCCATCAGACACGAGGCTATCGTAAATAACAACTCGTCCATCGTAGAGCACTTGACCAATAACTGCAGCAGGCGTGAGACCTGCGTCAATCCCAATTATCAGCGTCGTTGAGTTCGACAACGGCTTTATCGTTTCCTTGGCTACATGAGTATCACGGCTAAAACTTCTAAATACCGGCTGGCCAGACAAGGATTTACCGAACTTTGCGTGAATATAAACATCGACCCAGTCCTCCGATTTGCCCTGCGCAAGGTTGTCATAGTACCCGTCAGGCAAGAACTCTAACCAATCTGCTTCCGGAGATAAACCACTAGGCTGGAAAAATACTTCTGCGTTATCGGGTGGATCACTTAAAAACTCTTCCCAGAACGTGTCCATGTCCGGTGGGTTAGTCATCCCCCAAATATGAGCGTTAGACTTGCCAGCATCAGTAACACAACCGACGTTGTTATCAAGTTTAGAAGGATAGCGACCCAGACGACCTTGAAGCGCATTAAAAATATCCGGGTTGATTTCCCTAAACTCATCAAGCACACCAAAGGAAGCCTGTAGAGAGAGTAGACGGCGTACATCGTCAGAATCATCAAGTCCACGAAAAAGGATTTCACACTCGACATCATCGAACCTTAGCGTAAATTTATATTCCGACTTTAAGTACGTCCCCGCCTGCCCATCTGGGTACCAACGCAACACATCAGGTATGGACGTATCGCGCAACTGCTCTCGTGTATTACGCACCCATATCGCTCGTGACCGTCGTATGCCATCTCGACACTTGGCCATCTGCGCCGCGTGAAACGCAATCTTCATTATCCCAGCCGTAGTCTTCGTACTACCAACTGGTCCTACGATCAGTGATATGAACGCCTCACTGCGAAGGAAGCTCTTGACGCTCTCCGGGGGTGTGTATGTTAGGTTCATCTGTATCCGTTGTGGTTACGCTTGTAACGTGTGGCGTTACATCTATGGTCTTCGCTTTCGGAGCCTCACCAAGATTTATGGTGATCGAAAACCCCGGACCTGCCTGCACCTGAGTGTTCTGCTTGGGCTC